AATAGAAAAAGCAAAAAAGGATGCTATTGCCGAGTATGAAAAGAACAATGGTTTAAAGGATGGTAAACCTATCAAGTCGGCTAAAAAGACTAAGAAAACAGTAAAATCCGATGACGATGATGAAGAAGACGATGATGAAGACTTCGAAGATTTGCCCGCATCTGTAGTTAAGCTATTGAAAGCCCAACAGAAGCAAATCTCCGAGTTGACCGCATCGGTATCTTCTGTCGTATCAACAGTCACAACTTCCACGAAACAGGCATCAGCCAGAACACTATTTGCAGATGCAAAACTGCCTGAAAAGTGGTTTAACCGTATTGATGTCAATTCTGAAACTTCTGTTGAAGATCAGATTAAAGAATTGCAAGAAGAATACGCTGAAATCAGACAGTCAGTAATAGATGATGAGGTTGCCGGTGGTGATTACAAGCCTAATTCCTACAAGCCCAAAGAACGTTCAGAGAAAGAATGGCTGGAACTAATGGAGGACGAGGAAGGTGCTAATAACGGGACTGCCAGCCTTGGACTTGAAGAATAATAATTAATAATTAAAAGCTATGTTCAGAAAAAAGCAAAGTGAATTTCAGTATGCCCCCGGAATCGAAAAGATTATCGAGGACATTCAGGGCGGTGGAACTATTGCCCGTGCGGAGCTGAAGGGAATCATTGATGAACTTCCTCCGCTTGTTATGGTGGGTAAGGACGCTAACGGTCTTTATCATATTGTTAAGACTGGAAGAGTTACGGCTGTAGCTGCTGCCGATGCGGTGGCTATTCAGGTAGCAAAGAATCATGTGTTTAAAGTTGGGGAAGCGGTTACAATCGGCGGTGCTTTAACTGGAGCTTCCGATGTAATCTCCGCAATCGACAAGACCGCCCCGGCCTATGACACAATAACTCTTGCCGGTCCGATTGGGGCTGTGAAAGTAGATGATGTGTTAGTGCTTGTAGCTGCTAAAGCTGCTGCCAAAGCTGCAAAGTTCAAGTATACCCCGGAGGTTATCACCATGAACAAGGTTGATGTGACCGTAGCTAACCAGCAGTCAGGTCTCTTGGTGCGTGGTACTGTTAATGAAGCAGTAATGCCCTACCCTGTTGATGATGCTATTAAAGCGTTGCTTCATTTTATCCGTTTTGTGTAATCCATTAATTCATAACTATATATGGAAAGAAGTTTAATTAAACAAGTGAACCGTAAGAATATGGGTGCCCGCCTTAACTCGCGTAAGGTTAAGCCGGTGTTTTTCCCTAATTTCTTCGGTGTAAAGCAGAAGAACTCTCTGAAATGGGAGACTCTTACAGGTGAGAAAGGTGCACCGGTTATCGCTGACGTTATTTCATTCGATTCTTCCGCACCTCAAAAGAAACGTGAAGTTATCGGTAAGATGTCAGGTGATATTCCTAAGACTGCTGTAAAACGCGGTATGAACGAAAGTGATTGGAATGAATACCAGCAACTTAGCAGGGATTGTGAAGGTGATTCGGATTTGAAATCTATTCTTGACCTTGCGTTCAAAGATCAGGATTTTGTATATAATGCTGTTCGCGGTCGTTTTGAATGGTGGTGTATGCAGTTGATGTCCAAAGGTGGATTCATTCTCAATTCAAGCAATAACAATGGTATTGTTACCGAAGAATTTGTAGGCTGTGGTATGCCTAATGAAAACAAGAAAGTTGCTGCTGTGGATTGGTCTAAGTCTACAACGGCCGACGGCTTGCAGGATATTGAAGATACCGTAGTTGCCGCTTCTGCCGAAGGTGTTACTATCAAATATGTAGTGATGCGCAAAGATAGATTTGCTCTATTGAAGAAACAGAAGGCTGTTATCGAAAAGGTTAGGGGCTGGATTAATCAGAAAGAAAAGCTGACTATCTCCAAGAAAGTTATCAATGAGTATCTTGCTGCCCAAGAGAATACGGAAGGTGTTCAGATCGTTCTTGTAAGTCCATCCGTTCGTATTGAGAATGCCGCTCATCAACGTACTACAGTAAATCCATGGGAAGCTGCCAATATTTGTTTCTTGGAAGATTTGCAGTGTGGCGACGTTCAGCATGGACCTATTGCAGCAGAACACTCTGTCGAGTACAAGAAGAAAGCTTCCACGCTGAAAAAAGACTTTGTTTTTATCAGCAAGTGGTCTGAACTGGAACCGTTCAAAGAGTGGACTAAAGCGGAAGCTAACGCAATTCCAGTAATCAATGACCCTGATGCAATGTACATCATGAAAACTGATGGCCAGGCATGGACGGAAGGTGAAGATACTGAAAAAACAGACGAAGAGGGTTATTAATCATCTATTATGGCAACAATCAGAGAAACAATACTGGAATATCCCTCCATTGAGGATATGGAAGGCTTCTTGGATAAGGTAGTCTTCGTTAAGCGGGGTATCAACTCCGAAGCAGAATGTACTGCTGAAAGCATGAAGCAAGTCGGTCTTTGTGTCGCTGATACTTATGCCATGATGGTAAACTCACCGGATTTCAGTGAAAACAAGCTTTCTATCACTCATCCCCGTTCTTTCTATATCCAGACTGCAAAGCAGTTGTATATAGAGAATGGGGAGCCGGAGAAGGCTGGTAAGCTTGGGAAACGAATCATTATCAAGGGAAGGGCAGGGAACAGATGGTAAAACGATATCCACATACAGCGATAGTCACTATCGACGTTAACGGAAAGACAGTAAACGGTGAATGGGTTCCTGGAAAACCGATTGAAATATCCGTTCCTGGACGTTATGATCCTGTAAGTGATGGTACTGTTGTCTATAAACGTAATTCGGCTGGTGATGAAGCGCAAGTGCATGGTTATTTCTATACCAAAATTCAGCCTCAATCAGGTAGTAAGTTTTTGCGTTTGAAAGTCGCTTCCAAAGGTATTGACGTACCGATTATC